TGGCAGTGGGCGCACCCTTGTCGCCTGGCTGGCGCATCTTTTCTTTGCTGCCAGCGGCTATGCGCTCACGTTTTGCATGGATATTGGCATATAAGCCGGGTTTGGTAGCCATATCAACACTTCCATCGTTTAAGAGCTGCTTTAGCGCGTTCGCCATCTTTGGCGTTGGCCGCTACTGCGCCCATTCTTGCACAAAATGAATCCTTGCGCCCCTGATCTGCCTTGGTCTTGGGGTTAGGCGCTGGCGCCTTCAAGTTAGAACCCGTTGCGGCATTGTACTTAGCGCGGCCCTTCTCGGTCAAGCCAGCACCTTTGCTGACTGGCAACTTTTCACCGCGACCAACGCTTAAGGACACACTCTTTTTAGCCATTACGATCCCATCCAAGAAGTTGCAACCACGCCTCTGCCATTGTACGCTCGGCGCTGCGTGGATTCACGCGCCTCACGGTGGGCTACTGGGAAGGCAAAAGTGACGCATATAGCATCAGCCGCGTCAGGCGAGGCCAATCCGCGTGCCTTCATGTCCTTTTTCGACTCCAAAAAGATAGTCCCTTTGGAGTCGGGCTTCATCATAGGCGAAATTAGATCAGTTTTGAGGAATCTGTCAAGCGGGATTGAAGCAGTTTTCAACCAATCCTTCATTTTGCCCCACATTTCGGCCCTTTTGTTGCCATACATGACCGGATTTGCCGATTTATTGCCAAAGTTGACACCTTTGATTTTGTACCTTTGCTCTTTCAAACGGTCAACAATACCAGCCCCAAGGCCGCCTTCGTCGATCACGACCAGCGCGGGCTTGTATTCCTCGATTGCCTCGATTACATGCCCCACAACAGTCATTGTGTCGTCGCCCCTGTGCCGCTGAATAGCAATAATGTCGCGCCCTTGGCGCACGGCAATAACTGTTGCATCCGCGCCAAAGCGGGCAGGGTCTACACCGATCACAATAGGGGCGCTGGCGTCCTGATATTTGGGTCGCTTCATTGCCTCATCTACCAGACTGGCCGAAATGAACTGATCGTCGCCCTCAGACGGGAACTGACCGTACACCTCGACGTGGGCTTGGCTAGAATCAGCGCCGTATTCGTCAATGATCTGCTGGTAGACCTGCTTGTCCGTCCCCTCGACTGTTCTGGCGTCCACCACCTTGGTCGTCCAGAACTCCCGCTTGCTGTTAAACGCCTCGTAGAAATACCCAGTGTTGCGCCGTGGGTTGGAGAACGCCATCCAGAATCGGTTAGGCGTGTTCTCTGTAAAGAATCCGCTTGTGACCGCCCAGATGCTGTCGTCAATACCTGACGCCTCGTCGAACACGACCAGCACACCGTCAAAGTTGTGGACACCCGCGTAAGCATCGGGATTCTCGGCTGACCAGAGCCGTCCCTCAACGCCCCAGTAACGTGTGCCTTTCTTAAGGTCACGCTCGACCAATTCCGTGAGCCATTTGGCTGGCATCAGCCGTGTGGCGCTCACCTCGAACCAATGGCTGTTAAGAGCCATCGCTAGCCACTTGGTAATCTCGGCCCATGTGACAGAGCGAAGCTGTGACTCACTGTTGGCCGAGATGATGGTCGTCGAGCCGATACGGGTTGTGAGCATCCAGATCGTGATCCACGAGACTAGGGCCGACTTACCAATACCACGGCCAGATGAAACAGCGTGGCGTAGGGTGTTGAAGTCTAGTTGTCCTTTGTTCTGCGTGATGTGGTCAGCAATATGAGTGAGGACTTCACGCTGCCATTTGCGTGGGCCTTTGAAATGCTCCAGCGGCGTGCCAGGCTGACCCCAAGGAAACGCAAACATCACAAACGCCAACGGGTTGTCCTTGATCGCTGGCGCCCACAATCTGGCCATGAGTTCCTGTTCGTCTTCAGCGCTGTATATGGTCGATTGCATGTTGTACCGATGGTTCAATAATCTGGGCGTCCTCTACATCTAGCACGTTTAACGCACGCTTCTGTGCCTCAGCCAACGCGCCAGTAATGGAGATGCGCTGATCCACTTCGACAGATATGGCCTGCTTGGCCACCCAGCCGTGTTGATGTTTGAGGATTTCTAACGCCGCTTTGGCGTCGCCGTTGAGGGCTGCTTGGTGCATCACTTTGGACAACTCTATCTCGCCATCCGCTTTGCCTTTTTGCGCGGCGAGTTCCACCACGGGGTCAAGTTGCGTGAGTTGTCTGTATTCAATAGGCAGCATGCCTGCGGCGAGCGCTAGTGCGTCGCCCTTGAGGCCCAGCTTGGCCGCGTCATATACCGCCTTCAAGCGCGACTCTGTTGCTTCGACCTTGCGCGGTGTAAATGGAATCGAATGGAACATGTGTTCTCCATGCTTTTTGCACGTGGTGCGAGTTTACAACAAAAAATAAAAAATTGTTCGTGAACGCTACGTTTTTGCTGGCCCTTTGCGCTCGGCCCTACCCCCTCCCCCTTGGCCGCAAACAACATGCCATTAGGGTTTACCCTGTGGGTCATGTGGTCATTGTGGGCACGTTGCTGCCGTCGCATGTGTCGCATGGTTTGCATGGCCGCATGGTTTGTGAGTCATTGTGGGTCATTCCCTTTTCATGACTCACGTTGACCCACAGTCATGACACGCGGAAAAGGCGCGAACTTTGTGCGCGCGGTTTGTGGGTCATTGTGCACTGCTCACAACCGGTCGCGCTGACTCGAGACGCGGTAATTCTTACGTTACTTAACATAACACAGACATATTTTCATAGATGATCTTTTTAATAACTCACATTGACACACAACAGGCAAAAAACTATATGCCACAAGGCTTTGAGCGTAGGTCATTGAGGCACGTTTGCGCTACGCACAACCAACGCGCAACCGTACACCAAAATAAGTTAAAACAAACTTGTGTTTTTACCAAAACCTGTTATAATCAAATTCCCATTAAGCCAAAAGGAGTTTTTTTCATGGCCTCAAAAACCACAATTCTCGAAAATACCCGCGTCGAATACTTCGCGCAACTTCACCGCGTAATGCGCGCGCCCGCCTTGAAGCCGTACATAACCAAAACGCAAGGCGACGCGATCGCGCACGCCATTGATGAACGCGCTGCTTTTCCCCTGGTTATTTCCTTAGATCAGCGCACGCCTAAAGGCACTGTTTATATATATGCCAACGATGCGATCTTGTGCACGATCGACCAACGCGGTGCTTTTAGTTGGCCTTCGCTTGCTGATAAAAACCGCGTAAGGGAAAGCACCTAGTAAAAAAATGCTTGACAGTGTAAAAGAATCTTTTACAATAGATACATCAACAACGAAAGGGCAACCAATGAAAACAGCATCATGGGTAATTATCGACAAGCAAACAGGCGCGGTTTTGTTTGAGACGTTTCAAGCCTCAATCATTCCAAAGATTAACGCCGCCCGTTATGAGGCGGTGCCCATTCTCAAATACTTGCAAGGACTAAACAAATGAAACAAACAATTTATGACATCGCAGCCGCCGTAGTTATCGGCCTTCTATTAACCGTGGGCGCATTGGCCTATTTTGACATCCTTTGGAGCTAAACCATGACCGATCTTTTTCAAACTTTCCAAGGCGCGGATATTGACCGCCTTGTGTTATGTATTCAAGCCGCCCGCGCAGCCGGTTTAAGTATTGACAAATACACCTCCGCCGGTGTCAATGACAATTCTGGCAATGTATGGCTCGCGTCTGAAGATTGGACGGGGTGCGTCTATTGTTCAATCGGTTTTGATGTTGCATGGTGCTATACGTGCATGAATTGTGGTGAGGAATACGATTTTGGAAGCTACGCGGCAATGATTGAATTTGAGACGGCTCAATATGAAAAACACGGCAGCGAGTGCGACGCATGCACTACAGAGACGGAGGCAGCATGAAAACTTACGAAATTGAAATCAGATATACCGCATACGCAAATTATGTGATTGAGGCCGAAAGCCCCGAAGACGCGGAGCGTCAGGCATGGGCAGACGTTAATTCAGACCCTGATCACGCTATGAGCTTAGGTGAATGGGAATGTTTAGAAGTGGACGAAGTGACAAACCCCGAAGACTATAGGATTGAAAAAGTATGACCTACGAAGTACAAACCCTCTGTTATCCCGATACATGGGAGAACACATGGTCAGACTCATTGGGCGACACGCCCGTACAGTTTGACACCTACGAAGCCGCAGCCGAAGAATTAGCGGAGTTTTTGAGCGAGTTGGCCTACGCCGTAAAGCAGGGCTTTGTGACCGATTTTGACAATTCAGCTTATAGGATTAAAAAAGTATGACCCATTATGACCGTACAAAAATAACCTTTCACCGTGGCAACGCTTTTACGCCTGAGGGTATTGAGGCCGAGCCGTTTGCTACGTTGACCATTAACGACATAGTAGGCCGCGAGTTAATCGAGTCTATTTGCGCGCTCATGCGTGACCATGTACACGCGGCACATGCCGATTTTTGCAACATCAAAATTTCAACCGAAGACTGGGATGTATAACATGATCGAATTCACACACCACGGCATCAAAGTAAAATGCAAGCCTGAAAACGCCGCCGCGTATCGCGCAGCAATGGACAAGCCGCCCAAGATCAAAATTAAAGTTGATCGCCGGTTTGACTGTATGCGAAGGCATTACCCCAAGTTTTACGCGGGGCTGACGACGACGGCGGATTATGTGCGCGAGTATGCAAGCATCAACGACCACCAACACTTGATTGCTTTACAGTACACGCACGCCGACCGGCTCGCGCCCATGTTGGACGCCACTACACCCGAAGTTTGGGAGGAATTAGACCCCGATTATGTGCCTACGGCTAAGGCGCGCAAGATCACGCCCAAACAAGCCATTATTCAAGCCCTCGACGCGCTCAAGGCGGGCGACGTAGACACGGCTCAATGTATTCTGACGGAGGCGCTGAAATGAATGACATCATGAGAGAAGCATTGGCACCATTTAGGCCGTTGACGTACACCGAGCATTACTATATTGACCTAGGCTACCGGCACGAACTAGGCAAGGCCGAGGAATATGAATACAAACAAGCGCACGCCGAGGGGCCAGAGGCGCGCCGCCTTATGAATCGGGGTGCATTGGAAGCAATGCAGAGGGCGTATTGATGGTTCTACTGATTGCCGTTATACTGGCGGCGCTGTTAGCGGTTCTCCTCGATCTGTAAGCAGTTGCCACACCTCACAAGCCCCTTCACAGGGGCTTTTTTTTATTTGACTAATTTCATCAAAGGTGACTTGCCGTCAGGCTCGCAAGCGTCCCTTAGTTCTGACTTGCTTCGGTTGACCATGTCAGGGGCGCAGAAAACGTGCTTTTTAGTCGTATGCGCCCGCGACTTGAGCAGGCCCATGTCAACCCAGCCCGCCTCACGGAACGCATGCAACAAGGCCGCCACGGGCAACTTCATACCGGCGGGAGCCACGCCAGTGAGACGGTCACACGTTGACTGCCACGGGCCGCCCAGCACGCCAGACGCAAACTCACCCAGCCGCGCACGCATCATTTCAACGAGGAACGACTCAGCACCACTCATGCCCGTTTCGACCATGATGGCCTTGGCCTCAGTCATCGGAGGCGCAGCACCCGCATTGAACGCCGACACGTCACGGGCGGCGAGCCACGCCGCTACCGCCGCAAACCCGCCCGACTTGTACCACGCCCACATGCGGGCGGCGGCGTCAGATTCCATACAAAGAGCGTCAGACCACAAAACAAACCAACGGCGGTCATTTGAGGGGATGGTGATCGCCATGCGCTCATTCGAGAACGCGACCACTTGCAAACGGTTGACCGCCTCATAGGGGGCGAGTCCCTTACGCTGAATTGACAAGAACTCAGGCGGGGCGGCGATCACGGGCTTGAGACTGTTCTCAAGGGCGCGGCGGTCAGACGCCTCTGGCTGGCGCAACTCGTTGATGATTAGCACCTCACATTCAAGGTGATAGCCCCACGGTGTTGACAAGTCTTTGTTATCTAGCTTTTTGACGTTGGCCAATGACTCACCGCCAATGGCCCAGAAAAACGGTGCCCACATGGTGTCCTTGCCTGAGCCTGGGTGACCGCCATGCAGGACGGCGTGATTGACTTTAATGTTGGGGTTTTGCACTTTGAAGGCCATCACGTTCAGGACGTGCTCGCGCTCAATGCTGTCAGGAATCATGCGCTCAACGTGGTCAAGCCATGGCGTAGGGTCAACACCCGCAGCCACGGGCGGGCGGGCATCACGCCAACGGTTGCCGTACACCAGACCCTCACGGGCGCAGAGGATTGTCTCGCCGGGGGCGTAGGTTACGCCCACCAGTGTTTTTGCGCCCTTGGCTTGGCGGTTCTCATCAAAGCAGACAGACGCCTCGATCTTGCGCTGATTGTGGATTGACTTGCATGAGATGTGACGGAACAAAGCATTAAAAGTACCGCGCCCGATTTCGCGGCGGTCGTTCATGTCGAAGTAAGCGTCATCGTCTTGGATATACGCAAAGCGCTCCCACCAACCCTCTTTCTCAATGCGGCCTAGTTCCTTGCGCTCGACTTCGGCAACGATGGCCGCGCCAGCATCGGGGAAAGCCTCGGTCGGGTTCAGTTTAGAGAGCGCCTGATCCATAGCCATCGTCAGCAGTTCCTCGCGCAGACCTGGAGCATGTTTGGGGCCGCCTTGATCGGCCACCCATTTCAAAAACGCATTAGAGTCAAAGTCAATACAGTGGCTATGCAGGCAGCGATAAGCGCGGTTTGCAGGCATGTAACGGCCTTCAGGGTTGCCGTCAGTGTGTTCTGCGTTATTAGGGCAGATCACGCCAGCCCAGCCCTCATGATTAGGTTTAGACAACAACACGCCGTGGCCAGAGAGCCACGCCATCACATCGTCTGCGCCATCGTCTGACAAACGGATTGGACGCACGCCAACAGAGTCAGCTGGAGCCGGTGTTATGTTAAGTGCAGTGCAGATTTCATCAAGTGTGAATTCGCGCTTAGGTTCAAACTCGACCAACTTAGCGGCAAAGTTGTTGCGACCGGGCTTGAGGTTGATTGAGCCGGGCAAGCGGAAGTTACGCACCGCGTTGACTGCGCCCTTGTCGGTGTAGCCTGCATCGGCCACAGACTTAATGGCGGCGGCAAAGTCGGCTTTGGTCGGCTGCTCTGAAAAGGCATAGCCCCACTGAAACGAGCCGGGCGATGTTTCGATCTTCCAAGTAGGTTCTAGCGGCGGGATGTTAGGGGCTTTCTCAGGGTCGCCCACGTCGTCTAGCACCATGACAAGCACATACTCACAATGCGCTACGCTGGCACTTGGATAGCCGTCTTTAAAACGGTCAACGATAAAGCTGGCGGTGTTGCCGTAGATCGCCCAGTCCTTTTTGATCTTGGCGTCAGGCAACATGGCAGGCCAAGTGCATTTGATCGCACCGTCAGGGAAGAATTGCATTTCACCGTCTTTGAGCATGGGCTTTTGACGCACGATCAGCGCAGTCTCACCCTTTGGGGCTAAAGAAATTAAAAAATCAAGAAAGTTCATTTGCCATACCTTTTCATAGTTTCAACTTCAGCGGCCAAGGGCAAGCCATCTGCCCATGCTGGCGCTGTACACATCACACGTTTTAAATTCTCTGCCGCTTCTGGGTCGGCTGTTTCGACAACGATTTCGTCATGCACATGAAGCACGACGTCATCGAGTTGTCTGAGGGAATGTCGGAGTAGATCATTGGCGACCGCCTGCGTCACATTTTCACATGCCAAGCCTTTCCAAAGGCGGGCGCGTGGCCATTCTTTTGCATCTTGCGCGGGCTTCCATGCCGCCTTGGCATAACTGACGCCCTCCGATTCCAATTTGGCATAGGGGTAGCACAAGATGCGGCCAGAGGGTAGGGCATACCATAAGTGTTGACCATCAAACAAATATGTGATAC